ATGGTATGATGGGACAATCTAGAGAAAGAAAACAGTTCCCACTAAATATTCATGAATACAATAAAGAAAGTTTAGCAAGTTTTATAGGAGGTTATTTTGATAGTGATGGGAATATATCATACAATAAAAAAAGTAAAACAATAAAAATTGTTTTAACCGCAAAATATAAACATTTATTAGAAAGCACTAAATATTATCTTACAAAATTTGGTATAGATTCTACTATCTGTAAAGAATATAGAAAAACAGGTTATGCTCCAGGAGTTATATATAAATTATATATATCAAAAAATAAAGACGTAAAAACTTTTATAGATAATATATCATTATTATCAGAATATAAGCAAAAAGCTTTATTAGATAATTATAGAAAAACTATATCTAATAAAAGATATAATGTTAAGGTTAAAAATAATGAAGGAGAAATTTCTGACATTAATAATGTTATAGCAAAAAGAGTTTTAAATGTAGAAGAAATAGGTTTAAAAATTGTATATAATTTAACTACTTTTGGAACAAATAGATATTTAGCTAATAATATTATTACACATAACACAGGTGGTTCAATGGAGAAGATAGAAGAACCTAAAGTTATTTTTGAAGATCCAGACTCTTACACTTGCTTAGGTTTTGATGACTTATGGGAAAATAGAAAAAAACCTATAGGATTATTTATACCTGCTTACTATCAGGATGATTCTTTTAGAGATGAAAATGGTAACCAAGATATAGAGAAAGCATATGAAGTAGAAATGTATGAAAGAGCTATAAGAGGACAAGCAGATAATAGTTTTGCATTAGATGGTTATATGATGGCTAGACCATTAGTACCATCTGAAATGTTCTTAAGTGGGCAATCTAATATATTTCCTATAGCTATGCTAAGAGATCAGTTAAATAAGGTAGAAATACAAGAACTTTATGAGACATATAGTTTTAAAGGAGAATTAGAGTGGAATAAAACTAAAACAGGAGTAATTTTAAATGTAGATATTAATAATAGACTAAAACCTATATTATCTACAAATTTAGATGGATATAAAAATAATCTTAAAGGCTGCTGTGTATTCTATGAAGCTCCTGAAGAAAAAGTTCCAGACCCTACACAAAAAAGATCTTTATATAAAGTTGTATATGACCCTTATAGAGATGATGGAGAAGGTACTTCACTTGCATCTATTATTGTTTATAAAGGTATATCTGAGAACAACTGGGCAGAAGGGTTACAAGATGATATTGTAGCAGAATATATAGGCAGATTAGATAGAGTAGATGATGTGCATGAAATAGCAGTACAATTAGCTATATATTATAATGCTAAAATTATGGTAGAAACAAATATAGCAGATTTCATACGTTATTGTAAGAGAGAAGGGTGGGCATATTTATTACAAGCTAAACCTACAGACGCTATAGCAGCTGCTGTAAAGAATCCTGGTAAGAAATATGATGTAGGTATAGATATGACATCTCCAGCTCTTCAGGAGCAAGCAGAACAGCTCTGGAGACAATGGTTACTTACTGAATGGAAAACATTAGATAATGGAGTAATACTTTATAATCTAAATAAGCTAAAATCTCCTATGATACTTAAACAACTCATACAGTATAATAGAAAAGGTAATTTTGACCATATTTCATCTTTAAAATTACTTGCTTTATGGTTATCACAAGAAAGAAGAGTTCCTATACAACAATCGTCTGAAGTTGCTAAAGAAGGAATAAATACATATTTTAATAAAATGCAGATATCTAAAAAATCTGCAAATATAAATCATAATTACTACAATTACTAATATGAAAGAACAAAGTTTATTAGGAGTACCTTTAAGTGATCAAAGTATAAAATCTCATAAAGTATCTTTTGAAGATAAAGCAGCTAAAGACTGGGCATGGTTAAAAGAATGGATAGATTATTATGCTGATGGATCTTATATGTATGATACTCAAATAGATGTAGAAAAAACATTACTTAATTATAGATTATGGAATGGTAGAGGTATATATAAAACTGATATCACAAGTCCTTTTTCTTCTAGAGAGTTAGAAGAAGAAGGTTTTTATTTTAATGGAGAAGACATACCACATTTTGATATACTAATTCCTATAGGTAAATCACTACATGGTCAGCAACAAATGACTAATTTAAAACCTATTGTTACTGATTCTTCTGTTACAAATGTTAATTTTAAGAAGAAAAAAAGAATAGAACTTTACCAAAGATGGATACAAGACTCACAACTTAAACCATTAGAGGACCAAGCATTTCAAGAGTGGTTAACAGAAAATAATATTACAGATCCTTCACAACTTGCTCCTGAGTTACAAGAAAGAATGCAGCAGGAGATATCTCAGAAAACAGCAGCAATGACTCCTGAAGATGCAGATAAGTATATGAAGAAAGATTATAAGTCTCCTAGAGAGTCCTTGTTACAGCAAATTACAGAGTTTGTACTTAGAAGAGATAAAATAAAATACTGGACTGATGAAAACTTTAAGCACATGCTTATTTCAGGAGTTCAGTTATATGAAACAGGTATTAAAAATAATAAAGCATATTTTAGAATACTTAATCCCATAGGTTATAAATCAGGTGGACCAGAATCTGCACATTTTGAAGAAGATATGGACTGGCAAGTATATACAGAAAAAATAACACTTGCTACACTATTTAAAGAACATGGTCATGAACTAACAGAAAAAGATTTAAAAAAACTTAAAAACTTTGATGTAGACAATGCTTATTATAGACAAAGGGGAGAATTTCCTGAACCTATGGCATCTAAGATAGCAGAATTTGATATGGAAACTAATCTATTTGATAAAGCACCACACTGGTCATCTAGAGAAGGACAAGCATTTTTAACAGAACTTCATACAAAGTTTGGAAACATAAGCAATGGTGAAGGTTTATTTGAAAGAACAACTGTAGTATTTAAATCTCTCAGAAAATTTAAACTTGTAGAAAGATATGACCCAGAAAAACAAAAATTTGTAGAATTTTGGGTAGATGGTAGTTATACTAAAAATCCTAAAAAAGATTTTAGTGTTAAGACTGTATGGTTCCCACATGCTTATATGGGAAGAAGAGTAGATTTTGGTGGAGCAGATGATACTTTTTATTTTGATTTAGGACCTGTTCCTAATCAGTATAAAAATGTGTTAGAGCCTTGGAATATAACAATGCCTATTATGGGATCTAAATATTCTAAACTGTTTAATAACACTCCTAATATAGCACCTATAGATTTAGCTAAACCTTGGCAAGATAAGTTTAATATAAAACTTGCAATGATACAGGAAAAAGAATCTACAGATATAGGAAGAATATTTGCTATATCAGATTCTCTTAAACCTAAAGACTGGAGTTTTGGTAAGTGGTTAATGATGGCTAGACATGGTAAAATATTACCACTAGATACATCTGAAGAAGCTATGAATGGGATAGATGCTCAAATGTTTAAATCTTTTGATCTTTCACAACTACAAGATCTTGCAAACCATCTTCAGCATTTAGACTGGATTAGAGCACAAGCTGCCCTTGCTATGAGTTATAATCCACAAAGATTAGGGCAAATAGTGGCAACAGAAGCTGTCAGAAACGCACAAGGTAATATACAACAGTCTACATATCAGACACAAGATTTATTTACTTTACATAATGAAGTAGTAGAAAGATTATTAAACAGACATATATGGAATGAAAAAATAGCATTAAGAGAAAATGAATATGTTGCATCTTATGTTTTAGATGACATGTCTATAGCAGATTTAACTTTAGACAAAGAATCTTTAGATGATGCGGAAATAGGAATTACAATAAGAAATTCTTCTGAAGATTATAACAAATTAGAACTTATAAAATCTTTAGGACAGGCTATGATACAAAATCAAATGATAACCTTCCCTGAGCTTATAAGACTTTATATGACTAATAATATGGCAGATGCTATAAATGTAGCAGAAGCAGCAGAAGAAAAGATGCAGAAGAGACAAGAACAAGCACAAGCAGCACAAGCAGAACAAGCACAGCAGATAGAGAAAATGAAAGCAGAAATGAAACAAATGGAACAACAGTTCTTATCTTCTGAAAAAGCATTAGATAGAGAATCAAGAGAATATACAGAAAAGTTAAGATCTATGACAATGGCTAACCAAATGGATATAGACCAAGATGGACAAAGTGATCTTATAAAAATAAAAGAAATGGATAGTACAGAAAAAGATAAAGATAGACAACTTGAAGAGAGAATAGCAGATCAGAAAATAAAAGCAGATTTAGAAAAGGCTAGAATAGCAGCTAGATCTAAAAATAATAATAATTAAATAACTTAAAGAATTATATATACCTATTAATAGTAACATAATTACATAGGCGCAGAATTTTATTTAAGCCTTTTAAGAACAATTCTTATATTAATAAATTTATGTATAGTACCTTTGCAACCAGAAAATAAAATTATGAGTAAAAAGATAGCAGATTTAAACTTAGACGATTCAGAATTTCTAAATACATCACTTATAGATTTCTATGATAGTGAAGATGTAGTAGATCCTTTAGATGAACAAGCAGAAGGTGATTTTGCAGATCCTATAGAACCTATTACACCTATTACAAATACTACAAGAGATACAGTTTTAGATGCAGATGATGAAGATGATGAAGAAATAGCAGATGAAACAGTAGATGATTTACCACCTGTTACCCCTGATGCTCCAGAATCTTTAGATGATTATAATACTTTAGCTTTATTAGCCTTAAGTTTACAAGAAGAAGATCCTGATTTAATAGATTTTACAATAGATAAAGATATTAAACCAGAAGTACTTATTACAAACTTAAAAACAAAATTAAGCAAAGTAAAAGAAGATGTAGTTAAAGATGTTGAAGATAAATATGGAGAAGCAGCTAAATATCTAAATCTTATATTAGAAGGTGCATTTGAAGATGATGTAAGCACTGCTTTAAATTATAATCAAATAGCATCTTTAGAAATAACAGGAGAAGAAGAAGAAGCTCAACTAGAACAGATTGTTAAAAGTTGGTTAACTTTAAAAGGTACTCCTGATGCTAATGATCTTGTAGAAGTTTATAAAGATAAAGGTGTTCTTGTAGAAAAAGCAAAAGAAGCTGTAACATTTCATAAAGAACAAGAAGCTATATTTTTTGATAACTGGAAGAAAACTAGAGATGCTCAAATAGCACAGTCTCAAAAACAATATCTAGAATATCAAAAAGCAGTAAAAACTCAAATAGATAAAGGCAGTGTAAAAGGACTGTCTATTAAAGATAAAAAGAAATTTGAAGACTCTTTATTTAAACCTACAGAAATTGTAGAATTTATAGATAATACAGGAGTAAAAAGATTACAAAAAGTACCATTAATAGAAGTTAAGATGAATGAGTTCAGACAAGATGTTGAACAACAGCTAGCTTTACAACTATTAATATTAGATAATTTTGATTTTTCTAGTTTAGTGGAAAAAGCTAAAAGAAAAGTTAATACTAATCTATTAAATACATTAAATGAAAGAACTTCCCAGCAAACAACTCGCAGAAGTTCTTCTACATATTTTGAAGATTAATAAAATAAACTAAATTAAAAAAATGGCAAGATTAAGACCTACTAAATGGGAAATACATCAGGAAGCTAATAAAGAGATGCCTTGGGGTAATTTTACTTCTGAGAATGTTTTGCTTTCTCATTTCCCACACTCAAAAAAAGCAGCTGTACTCCTAGATAAGGTTACTCAAACTATTGCAAGTGCTAGACCAGCATTAAGTGGTAAAAGAACTACATTATGGGACTCATTAATTGGTGCAGGTAAAGAAAGAATAGTAGATGCAGATGAAGTAGAATGGAGTTTAAAAGGTTCTGGTAAAATAGAAACCATAGCTAAAGAAAACTTACATCCTGGAGTTAAGTTTCCAGGTCACTCTTTTGATGAATTTCAAATTAAACTAGATAACCCTAACTTTGTACCAGGTGATATTCTTGCTCCAGAAATAGCATGGGATCAACAAGTAATTGTACAATATCTTCCAGTAGGAGATGGTTTAGATTTTATCTATACTGTACAACTTGTTACTCAAGACCCTAAAGCATATTTTGATCCAGAATTGTTAGAAGCAAATTTAAAGTGGATTAAAATTAGTGCAAGTTACTCAGAATATTCTACTGGTTATGGTTCTACTCAAATTAGATCTAACAGTACATATATTAAGTTTAAAACTTGGTTAACTGACTGGGGTAAACAACTAGAAGTTACAAATAAAGCTCATGATTTAAACATGGTACTTAAAGCATGTGATGCTGAGACTGGTTTAGAGAATAGAGCTATACCTAATCAAATTATAAGTTTCTTAGAAGCAGAGTTTCTTGCTGAAGCTAAGTGGGAAAAAGAACTTGCATTATGGTATGGTAGATCAGCTGGTAAAAACATTATAGATCATACTTCAGGATTACACAGAAGGATAGGACCTGGTGTAATGGAATTTATGGAAGATGCTAACATAATGACTTACCCTATTGGAAACTTTAATACAGATGCTATTAGAGATTTCATGCAAGAAGTAGGTTGGGATACTATTTCTCCTGAGAACGCTAATATTATAGTTAAAACAGGTAGAATGGGTATGATGCAAGCTCATGATTCTATTAGAGAGGTGTATCAAATGATGAATGTACAAATTCCTTGGGATAAATTTGTTAAACAAGGTGCGCCATATCCTGGATCTAATAGTCCTGGTTATAAGATAATGGCACCAAGCTTCTTGTCTGTAGATTTACAACCATTTGGGTCTCTTACCTTTGAACATCTACCATTGTTAGATAATAGAGAGTTAAATGGTGGTATTGTACACCCAGATACTAAACTTCCACTTACATCGTACATGTACTTTATAATGGATTATGGTTTGGGATCTCAAGGTAATATAGAATTACTTAGAAGAAAAGATGCTCAAGCATTTACTTATATATGCGGTATATGGTCTCCAATAGGACCTATTAATGGTGCAACTGGTAGAGGCGGATATTCTGCATCTCATACACGAAGATCTTATAGCTTGCATGCTACAGATTCATTTGGTGTAAGAATGAAAGACGTTAATTTATCATTACTTGTAATACCTTCAGTTGATTATTAATAATGAAAAGTAAAGTAAAAAAGAAAGTAATAAAACCTACTACCATGAAAACTGGTGGAAAGGTTAAGAAATGTTAATAAAATATCGGTATATAACTCATGGTAGGTTTACACCATTTGTTGCAGAAAAAGTTATAGTTACCTTAGGACATTAGAGATGTGATACCGAGTCTCTTTTTTTAAAATAAAAATAGAAAGTAAGAAAATATGGCATTAATAAAAATTATACCTAGCCCTTTATCAAAAAAATTTAATAATACTGATGGACCTATTATGCAGTATGGTGAAGATGAGAATGATTTA